GCGCGTAGGCCGTGTTCACAGCTGCCGGCGACTGGTCGCTGGTCTTGGTGAACTCGCCGTAGTGCTTCTGCTGCTCAATCGTTGGCCGCACGAAGATCACGCCGTCAGTGGCGCTTTTGATCAGCACCGCGGCAATCGGGATCACGTTGTCAGGCGCGGTCGGCTTGACGTTGGTAAACCCGCCGGCCACCGTTGGGCTTGCGTACAGGATGTCGCCCACGTTGAACGCGCTGGTGTCCAAGTTGGTCACTGGCCCCCACACGCAACACAGGCCCGTGGAGCCGCTGTCGGGGATGGTTTCGTCCAGCACGCCAAGGATGTACAGCGAAGGCGTGGAGCCGTCAGCCAAGTACGCCGCCACGGACAGCAGGTTGGCCGCGCCGACGCCGGCAAAGCCCACCACAGTGCCCTTGGGCAGCGTCGCGCCCGTGGAGTTCTGCACCAGCGTGAACGTCTCTCTGCTGGCCTGGCCAATGCTTTCCTGCAGCAGCGAGAAAAACCGGAACCACGCGCGCGTGGTCAGCGCCCCCTGATCCACCAGTGGGTCGCGGCTGGCCGGAACGCGGGGCAGCGCTTGCATCTCAGGCGCTCGTCGGCGTTGCCGTCAGTTCAGCGCCCATGATGGCAATCTTCACCGGGTCGCTGCCGCTGACCTCGTACACGCGATCCCGCAGCTTGGTGGTCATGCCGAGCCGCCGCCAGATCACGCGTTTGCCGTATTCGCCGATCTTGCCCATGCCGACCCAATGTTCGTTGCTCCATGTGTGGCCGCCGTCGTCGGACCAACGAAGCATGACTTGGGGGTCAATGTTTGGAACTCTGACCGCCGTGGCAGACCCAAAAACAAGATCAGAACTGCCAACAGCGGTCGGCTGCCCGAATGTTGCGTATATTGTCCCGCCTGGCGACACAAAAGAGTTTGTTCTTACTCCAGTGTCGGAGGCTGAGGTTGCAAACGAATACAGCCCTGCGGAATTTGGCGAAGTGCCAAATCGAAAAACTGTTGCAGCAGACCCTTGTCTTTGCATCCTAAAAGAAATGCTTACAAGCTCGCCAACTCCGCTTTCAAAGCTCGCGTAAGCGTAAGGAGCAGTTGAAGACAATGCTGTAATTTGCAAATTTTTGCCGTTAATACTTATGGAAGTATCCGGCCCAGCAGTCCACCCCACTGGGCTCGAGAATGGCCCGCCGGGGTTTGATATCAGTTCTACATCAGTTGGTTTTGAAACAAATCCCGTCTCAACATCCAACTGCAACGTGTGATGCGCCGTGCGCTTCAGCGAGTTCTGTCCCGTAGGCAACGCGCGCCACGACCGCAACCACCGCTGCGTGGCCCCACTGTCGTCGTACACCTCGGGGTCAAACGCATAGACGCTGCCGTTTTCCCAGTCCCCCACCAACACTTTGCCGGCAAAGTTAGCCTGGCAGTTGCTGCGGTGCCGGCGGAACTGCACGCCGTCCCACGCGGCCCGCTCATGCCATGCGCCAGTGGAAACGTCAAACACCCACGTAGCTTGCGCAGTCGGAAACGTCAGCACGTAGAACGAGTGCCCATCCTGCTGGTACGAATAGCCGATGGCGTCATTCAGCACGCCATACTGCTGGATCTGCCATTCCACGGCGTGCGTGCTGATCCTGACGGCGTTGTACCCGTTGTTGCGGTACACAATGCCGTTGCCGCGGGCGTCAGAGCCCAGCCAGAACACGCTGTTGTCCAGCTTGGCCACACTGTACGGCGCAAGGCATCCCGTTTCCATGAAGGCGCCTTGGATGCGCTGCAACGGAAAATCGGGAGCCCCGGCGTTGTACCAGACCTCGATGGTGTTGTTGCCGAACAGCCAGACCTCGCGGTGGTCAACCATCAGCGAGACGATGTTGTCCGGGTTGCCCTCGGCGCTTTGAAAATCCAACGGGTCTATTGCACTGCCGTCGTTCAGCGACGTCACCCAAAACCGTTGGCTGTTGGGCTCGTTAAAAACGAAGTAGCCGTCAAGGTAGCCCACCGTCACCGCGCCCGGAAAGTCTGGGTCGGTGACGCGCGCAAACGCGCCTGTGCTGGCGTTGTAAATAAAAGCGTCAGGATCGCAGGCAACGAACAGTTGCGTGCCGTTGTCGGTCATACTCACCGGCCCGCTGCCGTTGATCAGGCCCAGTTCTGTGACGGCAAAGTTGCCATCTGCGCGGTACAGCTTGCCGCCAGAAGCAACGTACAGGTAGTCGCCGAACCTCCACAGGCCACGGATTGGGCCGTCGCCCACAGTGGCCACCAAACGCAGGCCAGGCGCCCGCTGCAGAAACGCCGGCTCTTTGCCCCCGTCAGGCACAACCTCGGGAAACAAGTTGACCATGCGGCTGTCCGCAGCATTGACGCTGCGGGCCACATACGACGAGCCAAGGATTGGCGTCTTCACGGCGTGCCGGCGTAGATGTTAAACCGCTGCTGCCGGCGGTTAATCAGGTTGTACGGCAGCGACATGACGTCATCCGGGAAGTTGATGCGCTTCAGGTTGCGCTTGGACGCCATCGCAATGCGCTGCACCGTGGGAGGCGCCTCAACGCCAAACTCGGCCGCAATCTCGCAAGCCAGGTTGTATTTGAAGCACCGCAGGTAGCCAGGCGGAAACGCAAGCTCGGTATTCAGCAGTGCGGGCTGCGACAGCTCCTGCACCGACACCAGATAGAACTCCAGCGTCCGCGTGGGCACCGGGTACACCGTCATGCTGATATTCGGGTACGTCATGTTTACCCACATGCTCTGCGGGTAAGTAGCCGTCACCGTCTTCAGCGCAATGCCGTTGTACTGCTGCTGGTTGATGAACATCAGGCCATACGAGATCCCCGTGCTGGGGTCTTTGAAATAGCAAGAGTCATCCAGCAGAATGGGCCGCACGCCCACAAAGTCGCCGCTCGGGCCAAGCGTGCGCTCGGCAACATTAAGAGGCCACGAGACGGTCTGCGTCTGCGTAGAGTACACCGCCAAGCGCTCGGTGCTCCACGAGTCCAGCATCTGGTTCAGCGCCGTCAGGGCATCCTGCGACGTTTCGGCCGACGGGGTTTCACCCTCGGCCAGTTGGCCAATCAGCCGCAGTGCGGCGTTGATCTGGTCGTTGGCGGTAGCGCTCATAAATCGACCTCTTTAACTTGCTTGCCAGCCCAGTTCCTGTTGCCTTTTAATGCGACTGAAAGTTTTGCTTTTGTTTCTTCTGACAAAACCTTTCCTTTGCCGGCGCGAGAGCGAAGCGCTTTTTGCTCTTCACTCATCGGCACACCTCTTTTGGCCAAGGAAATGTTTTTTTTATGTTCTTCCGTAAAGCCCCTCAGCTTAGCAGAGGCGCTCATTTTTGCTCTTGTTTCCGCGGAATGTTTTGTTCCAAGCGGAGAATTTGCTATTTTTCTTGCGTTGTACTTTGGCTTAAAAAAGTTTATCCAAAATTGCTCACGAGTTATTAGTTGGCATTTGTCTTTAACAAATTCAACAATTTCTAGGTCAAACGAGTCAAAACCGTGCTTTTTAACCGCATTTTGCAATGGTGCGCTGTGGTGCAAATTCCGGCACAAAGCGCGGCGATGCTCGCTCCATCTGCGGTTCAGCCGAACAGCGGAACCAATGTACATGTCACACGTTTGCCGATTTACGATGGCGTAAATTGCAGACGTTGCGTACATGCTACCGGCTGTCGTGGACATGCTCGGGCTCCTTGCGACGGCGCCGGCCAAGCATGTGATTCACGTTGACGATAGGGTCGTCCTCGGGCTCGGCGGGCTCGCCCGGAGTATACCGCGACCAGCCGTTTTGCTCGTCGTACTCGGCTTCCATTTCAGCGATGGCGATTTTCTCGCCATGACGCGGGTGGCGCAAGTGAATCATTGGCATAGATCGCCCCCAGGCTGCTGGCGCAGATACATGTGGAAATTGCCCGGATACGAGCGATCCACGCTGTGGTGATCCAGTTGCAGGTCGGGCACCAGCCACGCCTCGCCGCCGCATTCTTCCCAGCGCCGGCAGAAAGCGTAGTCCTCGCCCCACCATACGCCCTTGTGGGCGCCGTGGTTGAACAGGTCAATGCTCATGCGGTACTTCTCCCCGTAGCAAAGCTCGGGGTACGCCGTCATGAACTTGTCCACCGCGTTGGTGGTGACCTTGAGAAACCCTGCCGGCAGCAGTCGCGCTTGAATAGCGCCGTCGGCCCGAACCACGGGCGTCCCGTCAGGGTGACTGTGAATTGTGCCCATGTAGCTCACCTCGTCGGCCTTGAACCGATAGGTGCCGCCGACGACATCGCCGTCAGTCTGGATGAGCTTGAGCATGTCGGCTGGCCGCCAAGACAGATCGTGGTCGATAAACACGATCACGTCTGCCTTGGCGTCCAGCGCTTTGCGCAGCATGGTTGCCCGCGCTGCGCTGATGTACGGGTTGCCTACTTCGTTGACCATGCCATGCTCAATGCCATAGGCATCAAGCAGCGGCAGGGACGCCTCCAAACTGTCAAGGCACTGCTGGTAAGGCCGCTTGACAGTCGGCACGCAGAAGACAACCTTTGTCATCTGTCAGGCCGCGCCCTTCCACAGGCCCAGGCCGGTCAGCGTGGCCGCGACTTCCGCGAAGAACGCGGCTTGGTTGCTGGCAACGCTGGCCCAGGTGGAAGCCGACACAACGGACGCAGCCTGGATGGCCGCGGCACGCTGAGCGGCCGGCGTCTTGCCGTAGAAACCCAGATTGCCGGTCGCTGAGGGCTGAACGGCAATGGGTTGGCCCGAGCGGCCGACGTTCAGGGTTTCGGAGGTGTTGCCATCGCCGATCTGTTCGCCGTCACCGATCTTCGGTGCTTGAAGACTTGCTGCAGACATGATGTGATCCTTTCAGGTGCGGGCGTCAGGCGCCACCCTTCCACAGGCCAAGGCCGGTGAGGGTAGCGTTGACTTCGGCGGCCCAAGCCGCCAGGTTGGAACCGACCGTGATGTACGACGAAGCGGACACCACAGACGCGGCCTGTACAGCCGCTGCGCGTTGCGTGACGGGCGTCATGCCATAGAACCCGATGGTGCCGCCAGCGCTGGCAGACTTGCCCAGCGTGGCAGCATCGAGGTCTTGGTCTTCATACGCCACGCCGATAGGACGGGTGTATGACATGGTTCACCCCCAGAGCCGAGCGGCCATTTGCGGACGGATCACGCCGTAGCCGTACAGCACATCAATACGACACGGCATGCGGTCGTTGTTGATGTCGTACTGGCGCACGATGCGCATGCTGATGCCGTTGTGGACCTTGCGCGAGGCCATGTCCACGCCTTGCGGCAGCAGCAGGTCAGCGGTGGCGAACGTGATAGCGTCCTTGTGGTAGATCAGGTTCTGCGGGTACTGCGTAGAAGCAGAGCCGAGGAACGTGACCGTCTTGCCGGACACCGGGAACGAGTCCACCGTGGCCAGCGCTTGACCCGACGTGTAAATCGCCGGACTCACGCTGACGGTGTACGCGCCGGCAACCGCCGTCGCATCGGCCGTCGCCACGAACTGCTGCAGCGAGCCGGTGGACTCGCGGGTCTGCGGGTTCACCGCAAAGCAGTCAGCGATAGTGAAGACGTCGCCCTTCTTGATGACCTGCGTGCCCGTGCCGGTGATCGCGATCGTGGTCGCACCCTGCGACGACACGGTGGTCGTCACGGTGTGCGCACCAGTGCGCGAGCCAGTCGTGTGCTGCTTGATCGACTGCGACATGTTGACTTCTTCAAACCCGAGGATGCCCTCGCCCATCATGCCGTTCTTGAATTGGCGGCTGATAGTGGAGGTCGGGTTGAACAGGCCCTTCATGCCTTCGACCAGATTCGCGTTCGCCGCCGGGTTGACGGTAACGTAGCGCGGGCTGGGCAGCGCGGCAGCTTCGTTCAGCTTCTGGTTGCCTTGCAGCAGCACCAGCGAGGTGGCGGGCGTCGTGCCAGGCGTACCCACCGACTGGTAGATGCTCTGGAACGAGTTGGCCACGTCGGCATCGATGCTGGCCGCCAGTTGGCTGACGCGGGGCTTCAGGATGCGATCCGCAAAGTCGTCCAGGCTCAGGGCCATCTCGGCAGACGTGAAGTTCACGCCGATGTGCTTCTGGCTGGCAACGGTCAGCGTGGTGTACTGCTCGTTGACCTCTTGGACGCCCAGGGCAGCGCCGTCAGTGACCAGCGCGCGGTCCGGCAGGCGGATGCGCAGCGTGTCGCCGATCTTGGCGCCCTCGACGGCAAAGCTGCTGTCGTACTGGCGGTTGACGTTGCGGGTGAGGACAAGATTGTTCTCAAGGATTTCCAGTGCCTTGAGAGTGATCATGTCGATGGTCAGCAGATTCTGAGCCATGACTTACTCCTTTCGGGTTTCAACGATTGCGGGCTTCCATTTGCCTGATTTGCCGCGCACGATCAGCAGCAATCCACTCCGACGCACTCATTTGCTTTGCAGCACGCGGGTCCGTCGTGTCGAGTGTGGTTGATGTGGTTCTGGCGCTCACAGGCGAAATAGGCGTTGGGGCAGAAGTGGTTCTCTTGACCGGCGGGGCCGAAGCGATTTTTGCTTCCAGCCTGCCGATCTCCTTGGCCTGCGCAATTGCAGGTAGGCGGGCGATTCGCTCGGCCTCCTTGGGGTTGGTTCCCAAGTAATAGGCCACATCGGGCCCCATGTCCGAAGCCTGGATGGTCTGCGCCATGATTGGCGTGATTGCCAGCTTTGGGTTGTACACGACGTCTTCGTAGTCGTCGTATTTCTCCCTTGCCGTTTCCTCACGGTCACGGTGAGACTCCAGCACTTGCGTCTGCTGCTGATGGGCCTCTCGCTGCTGAACCAGTTCTGCAGCCCGTTTTTCCGCCAGCGCGTGAGCGTAGGCTTCAACGGACTCAAACTGATCTGCAGGCGGGACTTCCCTCGGCACAGGCGACACGGCGGGGGTTGCCGGCTGCTGTAGCTTTCGTTCCCACTTACGCTGCTCTTTCGCAAGCCGCTTAGCGACTAGCGCATCAACTTCCTCTTGCGAGAAAGCCTTCGCCGGCTGTTCGTTCTGCGCAGATTCCGAGGTCGCCGTCACCTCGGGTGCGGTCACGGGCGCGTCGGTTTGTGCCGGCGCTTCCGTTACGAGCGGTTGGTTTTCGTCCATGTGATTCCGAAGAATCCCCGGTCAACGGGCCGGTACGGCGACAGTGTATCGCATTAAATACTGAGGGATGCAACCTTGTCTTGGAATGCCTTGATTCGGGCATCCAAACGAGCGCGCTCTGCTTGCAGTTCGTCTTGCGCAAAACGCAGTTCTTCCTCGCGGGAGGCAACATCGGCCTCTTTGATGGCAACCGTTTTTTCTCGCGCCGCAAGCTCAGACCATTTAGCGGTTGAGTCGCGCTTAAACGCATCCGCCTGCTGGTCATACGCTTGCAAGTTGGCCGTCAGCTCATCTTGAAGCAACTTGGCATCGTGGAGCTTGCGTTGAGCCTCTGCCGTCATCAAAGCAGCGGCTTCCTTGGCTGCGGCAAGTTCAGCTTGGGCGTCAGTACGCAGCTTGGCGGCGTCTTGGACTGCCGTCATTGCGCCCTGCCGCAAAGTTAGTTCATCGCGCACCTGAATCAGGCCAGCAACGTCTGCGGAAAGCTGTCGCGCCACGTAGTCCAAGAACTTTTCGGAATCAATCTGACCGGAGTCGTTGAAGACATTCATGGCGCTTTCCTTAAGCGTAGTACGTAACGTTCAGCTTAGAAGACGCGGATTGTTCAATGAACTTGATCTTTGTCAGGTCGCCGTCGTATTGCAACGCCACGCCCGTGGCCAATGGCATGCCGACGGAGGCGGAGGGGTCAACATCATCATCACGCCAGCGCACCGCAGTAGACTCCGCGACAATCAACGCAAGCGTTGGCCGGCACGCAAGTCCATTCAAATCGTTTGACGGCACCGTCAAGCCCTTGACAGAGCTGAGGCCCGTGATTTGCTCGTATCCCAGCCTGGTGGTGACGGCCTTAAGGTTCATTGCCATTCAATATCTCCCAGTGAAAGACCGCAACGGCACCCTTGTTTCGGGGGACATTGTTCCAACGTAGATGCCCCCGGGACCGTACTGTACACCGTCCCTAACGTCTTCAGGCAACGGATACAGGCGGATTATAGACAACTCGACCGATTGGCCGTTGATAACGTACAGCCCCGCCTCGGCCAGGATGGCAGAAGTTTTTGCAAAATCCGCCGCCTGGCCAACAACCGCATAGGAACCGGCTTCTGCGTTAAAAAAGCGGGTCAGCTCTAGCGTGGCAACTTGACCGGACAAGCTGTAGACGCCGGCATCTGCCGCTACCGTCCTGCTTACAAAAAGCTCTGCTGCCTGCCCCGTAACCGCGTAAGAGCCTGCGTCCGCGCTGACTTGTCGAGCGGCCGCCAACGTTGCATCTTGACCGCTAATGGCATATGCGCCAACCTCAGCATTGAGTGCCGCGGCTATTGAAAGTGTCGCCGCTTGGCCGCCAATAACATAGGCAGCAGATTCCGCGTTGATGCTTCGCGGCACCAGCAGCGTGGCATCCTGGCCCGTAATGACGTAGGAGCCAACTTCCGCATTGAGGGTGTACGCCCCCGTGGAACCGGACGCAAATATCCACCCAAACGAACCGTTGTTCGTTGAGTTATTACCTGCGTACCAGTCGCTCATCAGTACGCCCTGACGCCCGTGATGACGAGGTAGTCCACGTTAGCAGCCGTGCCTGTGCCGGTGTGGATGAGAGTGCATGGGCTGGTTGACGAGGTTCCCTGGATGGTCAACAGCCTTCCTGCTTCGCCTGCAGCGGTCCACTGGCTGACACGTTGTGCCGTTGTGCCCATGCTGATGGTGGTAGCGCCTGTGGCCTTGTAGGTGTTGGTGATGTCCTTGAGCGTGTTGTTGCCAGAGATGGTCAGAGTACCTGCACCGCCTTGGTTAAGGGTGATGTTGGTGTAGGCTACGCCGCCGCCTGCGAAGGTTTTGGCAGAGGCCGAGGTGAGGCTGATGGTGCCGGTGCCGGTGACGGTGAGGTTGGTGGAGGTGGCGGCGTTCCACGCAGTAGTAGATCCACCAAGAGACCAAGTTCCAGACCCGACGGCTACTGTTCTAGCATCAGACGATGCGCTCAAACTCACAGTACTAGATGTTGAGGTTAATGTAACGTTGTACGAAGCTGCATCAAATGTTCCATAGTTTATTGCCAATGCAGTTGCAGTTGCGCGATCAATGACAAGGGCATCAGCCAAAATAACACTACCGCCCGGCGTATTGCAAAACAAGGCCGGAGTAAATGTTTTTCCAGCACTTGTAATTGTTTGAGACCCTCTGCCTATAAAAGCAACTGACCCCGTCCCTGTTAAAGTTGTCCCGCTTCCATTAATCCAATTTCCACAAACATTTATATTAGTTGTGCCCATCGCCAGCGTCATCGTGTTAGCCGTCCTAGCCGACATGTCGATGGTGCCGATGTTGTAGCTCTGGTTGATGGTTATGGTGGCGCCGCTGTTCAGCCCCGCGGCTTCAAAGAAGCAGGTGTCCTGCGCCAATGGGAAGTTGTTTACCGCAGGAGAGCCGCCGCTGGTAGTTGCCCAGCCCGTTGCAGACCAGTTGCCGCCAGCCGCAAGGTTCCAATACTTGTTAGCCGCAGCCGTGAATGTGATGCCGCTGTTGCCTTTGCAGTCCCCAATGCGCGTGCCAGAGGCAGGGGCAGCAGCACCGGCAATGGTGACGTCGCGGAAGTCAACGTCGGTCAGCGACACCGCAGCGGCTGTGATGGTGCGGGTGGTGCCAATGGTGTCGCTGCGGCAGAAGTGCCGCATGGTGGCGTCGGTGCCTGCGGAGAAGGTGAGCGTGCCTGTGACGGTTTGGTTGGCTTCGAGGGAGATGGTCTTCAGGCCAACAGAGGTGATGCCAGTGAAGGATAGGTTGGTGAAGCTGTTGGTGCCGTTGAGCGTAACGGTGCCTGCGCTGGCGCTGGTGAAGGCTACGTTGTAGAAGGTTTGGTTGTTGCCAAAAATCCTAGAAGTAGGTTGTGACATATTGACTTGGGATGTTCCTGCGGAAAACGTTAAATCTGCGCGGATAGATTCTGTTGTGCCAAAACGAAACGCATCAGTAAAACCAAGCATCGAAACAACGCTAGACCCAAGGCTAATGCTTCTTTTGTTGGAGTTGTCCGACCGAATATATGCCGCTGTAAAGGAGTAATTAGCTGTCAAAAAGGAGCCGTTTACAACAGTAAGCCCGGAGTTGGTGCCAAGGTCGGCACTGCTTCCAAGTGTCCATTCACATCCAACACCGTTGACTTGTATTACATCGGCACCACTAGCCGTCAACGCAACGCCATTAGTGGTAAACGTGTACCCCGTGGTGGAGCCGGAAAGTACTAGTCCCCCCGTATACGTCCGCGTCAGCCCCGTCGCAGGCAGCGTCACATTGCCGTGAATGCCTACCATTGTCGTAGACCCAGCCAACGTCACATTCCCCGACGCAGGACCAGCAATGGTCAACGCCTTCATCCTGATGCCGCCAGTGACAGCGTCCACCGTAGCTGTGTAGGCGGTAGCGTTGGAGGCCGAGTCGAACACCACATCGTCATGGCTGCGCGGCACAGAAGCTCCACTAGCGCCTCCAGAGCCCGTAGACCAGCGTGCTGTGTCGCTCCAGTTGCCTGTGCCGCCAACCCAATAGCGTGTGCTGTCAGCAGGTTTGGCTGTGCGGTAGACAGGAGCGCCTGCTGTGCCGGTGCTGTTGGCACCTGCGTAGAACTCGCCAGGGCTTGTGGCAGCAAAGCCGATGCTACCCATAGCAAGGTAGTCAATGCCGCTGGTGCAAGCTCCTGCGAGGATGTGCGAGGCGCCTGTGCCCGTCAGGGTGACGACGTTGCCTGCGGTGCCCGTCACCGTCCATTTGCCGAAGGTCTGGGTTGTGCTGCCGAGGGCAATGGTGTGGGCTACGGTCTTAGTGGAGGCAAGCTCGGTGAATTGGTTGTTGCCGGTGATGGTGAGGGTGGAGGTGCCGGTGGTGCCGCCGATGGTGAGTTTGTTGTAGGAGAGACCGCCGCCGTCAAATGCTCTTGCGGTAGTGCTAGTATCTGAAAGAACGATGTTGGCAGTGCCTTTGTAAAAGGCCAACCCGGTCGATGCTATCGTCCAAACAGTTCCTGCACTAGTCAGTGTCCACGTTCCAGAACCCATTTTTATGGTTCTGATTGACGTTGGTGTAGAGTTCAAAGTACCAACAGTTACATTATATGTAACAGCATCAAATGTGCCACTGACTGGAACAAGCAGTCTATTCGATAGAATTGATATTGCGTCCGTCAGTTGCACCGTACCGGAAATGGAGTCAATATATACGTTGCTGCCAAACTGAACGCCGTTGCTTGTAATAGTCTGCGTACCTCTTTTCCCAAAATTTATTTGGCCCGCTGCGCTGCTATTGATTACACCTGTTCCAAACTTCCAGTCTCCGTAAACAAACGGTGAATTTGAGCCAATTGTCAGCGTCATCGCACTAGTCCGCAACGACGCATCAAACGTGCCGATATTCCACGCTTGATCAATGGTGATGGTGCCTGTCACGCTGCCGGTGTTGTCAAACACAGCCGTATCTTGAGCCAATGGGAACTGATTGATGTCAGGCGTGCCGCCAGAACCCGGTGCCCAGGCCGTTGCAGACCAGTTCTGTGCCCCTGCGAGGTTCCAATAGACGGTCTTTGCAGCAGGGAAGGTGATGCCGCTGTTGCCTCCGCAGTCGCCTGCACGGGTCGGAGAAGACCCAGCAGCAGTGCCGGTGATGGCAATGTCTCTGAAGTCGCAGTCGGTGGCGCTGAGCGTGCCTACGCTGAGCGTGCGTTGGGTGCCGAGGGTGTCAGAGCGGACAAAGATGCGACGGACTGCGGTGGCCCCGGCGACGGTGAGGGTGCCGGTGATGGTTTGGTTTGCTGTCGGAACTAGCTGGGTTAGTCCCGCAGAGGCTGGCGCTGTGACCGAAAGATTGTTGAACGTGTTCGTACCGGTTATATTTTTTGTTCCCGCTGCGGTAGCGGTAAACGAAACATCATAAAACGTAAGCCCACCTCCGTTAAACGTTACCGTAAGTACCGAACAAACAATAGACGACGTTCCAGCATTAAATGTTAGATTCGTGATCGTAGAACAAGCAATAGTTCCCGATGAGCCTAACGTTACCGTACTGCTGCCCAGCGTAATAGCTCTAACGTTGCTGTTGCTAGACGACAACGACCCAGCCGTGACGTTGAAGTTCTTGGTGTCGAAGGTGCCATTGGTGACGGTGAGGGTGTTGCTGCCGATGTTGAGGGCGTCGGCGAGTTCTACTGAGCCGCCGTAAGAGTCAACAGTTGCCCCACCGCCAAACGTCTTTCCTGCGCTGGTGATGGTCTGTGTGTTGCGCCCCGAGAACGTCAGCGTCCCCGTCCCGGCCAGCGTCGTGCCAGATCCATTCTTCCAATCCCCGTAAATCGTGAACGCCCCAACACTCAGCGTCATGGCGCTTGTGCGGCCAGACATGTCCACCGTGCCCGTATAAGGCACGGCAGAGTTCATCGTGATGGTGCCGGTCACTGACCCGGCATTGGTGAACGTGGCCGTGTCTTGCGCCAGCGGGAAGAAATTATCGGACGGCGTGCCTGTAGAGGTGTCAGACCAGCCGGTAGCGCTCCAGTTCTGTGCGCCAGCAAGGTTCCAGTACACCGTTTTTGGTGTGCTGAACGTGATGTTTGTGCAGCCTCTAAGATTTCCTATGCGTGTACCAGACAACGTTCCGCCAGCGCCTGTAACGCGGATATCACGAAAATCCACATCGGTCACGGTGCCAATCGTGGCGATCTGCATGTCACGCGTCAAACCGTAAGTCGATGACCTGAACCAGGCCCTACGGTTTCCCTGAGTCCCGCTGGTAGAAAACGTTCCTGCAATTACAAACCCAGTACCAACCGAAAATTCGGTTACTCCGTCAGCGGCAACTGGTGTAAATGTCAAGTTGGCGCAGGTTGCGCTATCCGTTACCGTGACGGCGTAATGCACCGCTCCAGAACCAGAGCTTGCATTAAAGATGGCGTTGTCTGCGGACGTAGGCACAGACGCACCTGACGCTCCTCCAGACGTAGTTGACCACTTGGTGGTGCTATTCCAGCTACCTGATCCGCCGACCCAGTACCTGTCGGCCATGTCACACCCTCACATAGCGGACGCCGTCGATCTCAACGTACTCGGGCGTAGGTTCCTCTACGACAGGTGCAGGCTCTTCCACGGGCTCTGCAGGCGGGGCGGTGACGATGGCGATCCAGTTGTCCACCCGCTGCTGCTTCATGGCCTGGATCTCGTCCTGCGTGAAGGCGTGATCATCCGGCAAATGCAGAGCATCCCGGAACACCCCGTGAGGGGTGTCAAACTCAAAGTCGATCTTGACCATGATCAAGCCAGCGTGAAGATCGCCCCAGGCGTGGTGTTCGAGAACTTGACGGTGAACGTTTCGCCGTCAGCCAGCGTGAGGCTGCTGCCGTAGTCCCACCAAGCCACCAGCGGCTTGCTAGGCGATGTCGTGGTGTCGTTGTACAGCACAACGTACCGGAACGGCCCGATGCTGCCACCAGAGGCTGTAAACACAACCTGGGTGCCGCTGACCGTGGTCGTGCCCGTCACTTCCGCAAGGGTGATCGTCGTGGTAGATCCACCCGAGGTGTACCCGTTGCCCGCGCTGATCTGCGTGATGTCCGACAGAATCGTGTTGGTCGCCACCGGAGCGGTGTTGCTCAGGGCCACTTTGTAAACGTCCGTGGCGAAGTTCTGAACGCCATTTGCAAGCTGCTCAGAGAAGTCGTTGAACTTGTTATAGACGGCCATGATGTGTCCTTACGCAAGGAATTTCAGCTTGTAGAGCGTAGACAAATACTGCCCCACGATCTCGTCAATAATGTTTTGCAGCGGCGTGTCGGTCTTGTCGCACACGTCGTAGCGCATTTCTTCCAGCGTCTTCAGCGAGTCCTCAAGGAACTCCAGCACGCTGTTGGTCTTGGTGGCAGACTGCAGTGTGATCGGGCCGATCAGGCCCTTGCGGCCTTGGTACGCCTCGGCAAACTTGTCCGCCAGGTCAATGATGCCGTCGTAGAACTCGTTCAGCGCCACATGCTTGGCATACGAGCGCGTGTTCAGGTGCGCCGAGTGCGTGACGTCACGCGCAAGGAACAGGTGGCCGACAAACACTTCGCACGTCATACCGGAACTCCTTCGGGCTGCGCCATTGGCGCGCCAAGCATACCGCCCTGCATGGCCGGCGTAGGCGGCATAAACTGACGCTGCGCCGCGGACAGACTGCCGACATCGGCAACATCACGCAAAGTCTGGATGATCAACTCTTGGATCTGCTCGGGCCGCATGCCGGCCTGCATGACGCTGATGCGCTTGGTCTCGGCGTCGTATTCCTTAATCTTCAGCTCCTGCGCTTCCATTGACTGATTGACGCGCTGCAACATCTGCATCATGCCCTGCAGTTCCTGCGTCAAAACCTGAA